GAGCCGTATTGCTCAGACTTCAGGTACTTCCTCTGTGTCGTCTGGAAGCACCTAGCCCTTCCTGACCCCACACCCATCCAGCTGGACATCGCCAGCTACATGCAGCACGGCCCTAAGCGCCGCATTATCCAGGGCTATCGCGGTGTCGGTAAGTCATGGATGGCCGCGGCCTTTGTCCTGTGGCGCCTGCGGCTGGATCCACAGCAAAAGATCATGGTCAACTCTGCCTCCGGGGCAGAGGCCAAGAACTTCACCACCTTCTGCCTACAGCTGATTCGGGACATGCAGATCCTGCATTGCCTGGAACCACAGCGGGAGGAGCAGCGATCTGCCGTTCATGCTTTTGATGTACGGCCAGCCAAGCCGGACAAGAGCCCATCAGTGAAGTCGGTGGGCATCTTTGGTCAGATCACCGGCTCTCGTGCTGACCTGATCATCCCGGATGACATCGAAACACCGACGACGTCGTGGTCCGTCTCCATGCGGGAGAAGCTGCTGTCCGCAGTCGGTGAATACAACGCCATCCTCAAGCCCGGTGGCGAGGTCATGTACCTCGGCACACCGCAAACCGAGGAGTCCATCTACAACAAACTGCTCCACAAGGGCTTCTCATCACGCATCTGGCCGGCCCGTTACCCCGAGAAGCCGGAGAAATACGGGGACCTGCTGGCTCCTGTCGTCCAAGAGGGCTGCATTGAGCTGAAAGGAAAGCCCGTTGACCCCGGTCGCTTTTCTGAGATGGACTTGCTGGAGCGGGAGGTCAGCTACGGCCGCTCTGCTTTTGCCCTGCAGTTCCAGCTGGACACCACCCTGTCGGATCTGGAGCGGTTCCCGCTGCGCTTGTCTGACCTGATGGTCATGGAAGTCAGCGACCATGCCCCTGAAAAGCTGGTGTGGTCGTCTGGCGCCGAGTACCGCGTCACTGATCTGCCGGCCGTTGGCTTCTCAGGGGACTATTACCACCGTCCAGCCTTCATCCACGGTGATTGGCTGCCGTTCCAAGGCTGCGTCATGTTCATTGACCCTTCCGGTCGTGGTGCTGACGAAACGGCCTACGCCGTGGTGGCCCACCTTAACGGCAACCTGTTCCTGCTGGAGGTCGGTGCCTTCCGCCAGGGCTACACCGATCCGGTCCTGGAGGGCCTGGCTGCCGCGGCCAAGCGCCATAAGGTCAACCTCATCCTCCTGGAGGACCAGTTCGGTCAAGGGATGCTGGAGGCCCTGCTCAAGCCGCACCTGCAGGTCCACCACCCCTGCACCATTGAGCCTGTCAGGTCGAACATCCAGAAGGAACGGCGGATCATCTCAGCCCTGGAGCCGGTCCTGAACCAACACCGCCTGGTGGTCAACCGCTCCGTTGTTGAAAACGACAGCCGCGGCCGTGATGATGACTCTGCGGAAGTCAAACTCAGCTATCAGCTGTTCCACCAGCTGACGCACATCACTGTTGACAAAAACTGCCTGCAGCACGACGACAGGCTTGACGCCGTTGCTGGTGCCATCCAGTACTGGAACGAATCCCTTGCCATTGACGAAGACCGTGCCATCGCCGAAAGGAAATCTGAACTTTGGGATCTGGAACTGGAAGCCTTTATGGGAAATCTCGATGGCGCTCTTGATGCGAGGTTTCTTGGGATTGCTTTGGCGGACCTCCCCAAAACGAGTGGCAAAGGAACCTGGATCCCTGCTCGACCCGCCGCGGCGCCCTAGGGCCTGGGTGATTCGCCTACCTGGTGTTTTCGTCGGCCCGGCCGGCCGCAAAATGCACGGCTCTTTTCAAACCGTGGTCATGGCTCCTTCCGAGGACATGGCCTGGGAAATTGCCGTGATGTCTGACGTCTGGGAGCAACTGCCCTTTGATGTCAGCAATGTTCAGATCTTCCCCAAGGAGCCGCTCAGCAATGGCAAGCATCAGACTCGTTGACGCTGCACGGCACTTCAAGGGCCTGAGCCATCAGCTGGCTGCATGGAACGCCCTCCAGCAGTCCCTCACCAGCAAGCAGATTGAGGACTTCGCGGAGTTGTACCGCGCTGCCCCGGAAACCAAGCCCTCCAACTTCCAGCCACAGTCCCCCTTCAGCCTCAAGATCACCCCCAACATCACCTACGGGGAATTGACGTTGCAGTCGGAAGCCCGCCGCTTCACGTCGCAGTACCAATGCGACACGGCCATGGTTCTTTGTCAGTTCGTCCAACGGGCTCGGGACCACTTCGGCAGGCCGGCCATCATCACATCCGGCTATCGCCCTCCCAAGATCAATGCCCAGGTCGGTGGTGCCTCCATGTCGGAGCACCTCTACAACTCCCCCGACACCGGTGCCATTGACTTCTACCTTGATGGCATGTCGGTCCTAGAGCTGCAGAAGTGGGCCGATAAGACCTGGCCCTATTCCTTGGGCTACGGTGCGCCCAAGGGGTTCATCCACATCGGCATCCGCCCTGGCCGACCCCGGGTACGTTGGGATTACTGATGTCTGAAGACGACCTCTGGCCACCTCTTGATGAGGCGCTAATCAAAAAGCTGGACGAATTGATTCCAGAGAAATGCCCTGAGTTCGCTGACTCAGACCGCGAGATCTGGATGTACGTCGGCCAAAGGCAAGTGGTGCGCCTTCTGCGCTCCGTTTATCTTGAGCAACAAGACGACCTTTGACCTATGTGCGGCGGTGGTGGTGGTGACGGCGGTGCAGCCGAACGGGCTGCTGAAAACGCCCGGCGCCAAGAGCGGATAGCTCGGGAACAAATGGAGATGCAGCGCCAGCAGTTTGAACAGCAGATGGCACTGCAGCAAAAGCAAGCGGCTGAACAGAAGGCCATTGCTGAGGCACCCCCGCCGCCCCCGCCGGCAGCTGTAGCCACTGCCGCTGCTCCTGCTGTGCAGGACAGCGACATGACCATCCCCGTGCGCAAAGGCACTGGCCGCCGCCGCCTGCGTACCGACATTGCTGGCGGGACTGGCGGCCTGACTATCCCTGCGGCTTGATCCAGTGGACCTCAACCTGACCGGCAGCGTTGATCGCCAGCGCCAGCCCTACAACGAAGAAGAAGTTGGCACCGCTGCTGCTCGCTACAGCCAGCTGGTTGGGAACCGAGATTCCTTCCTGGATCGTGCTCGGGACTGCTCCAAGGTCACCATTCCTGGCCTGATCCCTGAAGCCGGTGGTACTGACCGTGGCCGGCTTAAGACGCCCTATCAATCCCTGGGCGCTAGGGGCGTGAACTACCTGGCCAGCAAGTTGCTGATCAGCCTGTTTCCTCCCAACTCCAGCTTCTTCAAACTGGAGATCGACGACCTGGCCCTGCGTGTGGCAGAGGCTGGGCCTGAGATCAAAACTGAACTGGACACCGCCCTCGTTCAAGTCGAGCGGGCGGTCATGTCCGTCTTTGAGACGGCAGGTGGCCGTGCTGCCATGCACGAAGCCTTCAAGCACCTACTGGTGGGCGGCAACGTGCTGCTCTACATCGGTGAAGAGGGCCTGCGCGTCATTCACTTCAACCAGTTCGTCTGCTGCAGGGACCCCATGGGGAACCTGACGGAGATCATCATTGAGGAAGAGGTCTACCCCGACGCTCTGCCGTCTGGCCTCTACGAAGAACTGGACCCCGAGGAGGACGCTGCCGAGTACAACACCGGCCGCAGTGCTTCCAAGACGGTCAAGATCTACACCCGGGTGGAGTTCGAGCAGGGCAAATGCCATTGGTGGCAGGAAGCCCGCAACAAGGAGATCCCTGGCTCCCACGGCATGTGCGACCAGGACGTCTCGCCATTCATCCCCCTGCGCTTTAACCGCGTTGATGGGGAGGAGTACGGCCGCTCCTACATCGAGGAGTATTACGGCGACCTGCTGGCCCTTGAGTCGCTGTACCAGTCGGTGCTGGAAGGCGCTGCTGCCGCGGCCAAGATTCTGTTCCTGGTCAATCCCAACGGCACCACCAGGCCCCGCACTTTGGCTAATGCCCCCAATGGCGCCATCGTCCAAGGCAATGCCAGCGATGTGTCGGTCATTCAGAGCCAAAAGAGCCAGGACCTGGGCATTGCACAGAGCACCATTGACCGAATTGAAGGTCGACTGCAGTTCGCTTTCCTGCTCAACACCGCCATTCAGCGCCCTGGTGAGCGGGTGACTGCGGAAGAGATCCGCTACATGTCGCAGGAGCTGGAAGCTGGCATCGGCGGCTTGTATTCCATCCTTACCCAGGAGCTGCAACTGCCTTTGGTGCGCCGGTTGATGCACATCCTGCGCCGTCAACGCAAGTTGTCTCCCTTCCCCAAGGGGCAAAACGGTCAACCGTTGGTCAATCCCAAGCCCGTTACTGGCCTGGAAGCCATCGGCCGCGGCGATGACCGCAACAAGCTGGTGCAATTCATCACCACTGCCACTCAAACTTTGGGTCCAGAGATCGCGCAGCGGTATCTGAACTTGGATGAGGCTCTGCGCCGGCTTGCAGCAGCTGAATCCATTGACACCACTAACCTCGTGAAGACTCCTGAGCAACTTGATCAGGAGGCTCAGGAAGCTCAGGGCTTGCGTCAGCAAGATCTGCAGCGTGAACTGATCATGACCGGCCTCAAGTCCCCTGCATTGGGACAGGTGGCCGCCAATTACACCCAACCAGGAGCCCCTTATGGCCCGCAGTTCCCAGAAGGAAGCGACCCCAGCGCCCCAGGAGCCATCCCCAACGCCCTCCCAGCAGCCCAATCCCAACCCGGTGTCCCTTCAGGGCCCACCGGCTGACGTCCCTCAGTACGGCCCCACCGAAGACATCGTCATTGGCAAGGTTGATTCCAAGCCGATGGCCCAACCTGGCCCTGCACCCGTTGTCGTCATCGACGATGACGGCTCCATCACCATCAAATAACTCACCACATGCCAGAACCCGTCACTTTCGTTGGCGCGGAGTCTCCTGCTCTGTCGCCTGAAAACAAAGAAATGCTTGAAGCCCTCAACCATGGGGGCGATCCAACTGCCACTGAGGAACAACAGCTCCTGGCCGGCAAGTACAAGTCCGTCGAGGACCTTGAAAAGGCCTACCAAGAAGCCCAGCGCAAGCTGAGCCAACGCGGTCAGGTCGAAGAGACTGAGGAAGAGGCTGATGAAGCCGATGACTCCGAGGAGGAGAAGCCTCAGTCCGCCGATGCCAAGGAGATCTACGGCGACTTCATTGGTTCACGCCTTGAAGAAGCCGAGATTGACTTCGGTGCCATGAACACCCGCTGGCAGGAGACTGGCCAGCTGGCAGACGAGGACTACGACCAGCTGCAGGAGGCTGGCTTTACCCGGGACATGGTCGATGCCTACCTCTCGGGTCTCCAGTACAAGGCTGCTCAGGACACTGCCCTGACAGTCAAGGAGATCACTGCCCTCAAACAGGAGTACGGCGGCGAAAAGGGCTACAGCGACATGCTGGAGTGGGCCGCTGACAACCTCAGCGAGGACGAGATCAAGGGATTCAACGAGATCGTCACTGGCAACAGCACCATGGCTGCTGTTCGCATGGCAGTGTCTGGCCTTCACGCCAAATACACCGCCAAGGCTGGCGTCGAGCCCAAACTCATTGGGGGTCGTGCGCCAAAATCCAGTAACGACAAGTTTGAGTCCACCGCTCAGCTGGTTGAAGCCATGAAGGATCCCCGTTACGCGGCAGATCCTGCATATAGACGGAAGATTGAGGAGAAACTCTCCCGATCTTCTATCTTCTGATCGAGCAGCTTTTGAGAGGACGGCTGGCCCCGGCAACGGGGCCTTTTTGTTGTCTTGCCGTGTGCCTACACTTCCGTTACCTAGACCCGCTCACGGAAGCGACGGCCCTCTGCGGAGGACACCCAGAGTGAAAGGGAGAAGGAGTCGGGTAACAACCCAATTCTTCTAGGAGTACAGCAATGGCTGCCCCTAATTTTGACGCTTCGCGTCTTGGCCTAGTCAACAATGCCGGTGGTGGATCCTGGGCAGGCGATAACGCCCTGTTCCTGCAGGTCTACGGCGGCGAAGTGCTGACCGCTTTCCGTAAGGCGACGGTGTTTGAGGCCCTTCACAAGGTCCGCACCATCTCTTCCGGTAAGTCGGCTGCCTTCCCGATCATCGGTCTCAACAGCGCCAGCTATCACACTCCCGGCAACATGCTGATCGGGAACCAGGTGAAGCACGCTGAGGCCGTCGTCAAGATCGACGACAAGCTGGTGTCCCAAGCCTTCATTGCGGACATCGACGAGGCCAAGAACCACTACGACGTCCGCTCTCAGTACACCACTGAGATGGGCAACGCTCTGGCTTACACGTTCGACAAGAACGTGGCTGCTCAGATTGCCAAGGCCGCTCGTACTGCGACCCACTTCAACACCGACCTGCCCGGCGGTACTCGCATCAAGATCGTGGCTGCCTCCAAGTCCGCGATCACCGGTGCCCAGCTGGCTACTGCGCTGTTCTCTGCAGCGCAGAAGATGGACGAGAACAACCTCCCCGAGGGTGATCGTTACTGCTGCCTGGCCCCTGCTGAGTACTACAAGCTGGTGCAGACCACTGACGTCATCAACCGTGACTGGGGTGGTGCTGGCGCCTACGCCGACGGCACCGTGCTGCGCGTCGCTGGCATCCAGATCATCAAGTCGAACCACCTTCCCACCACCAACCGCT